ATGCAGTTCAGGGTGGTGCAGATGAGGCGCCGGGGCGTGGCTGTTCCAAAGGACCAGCTGCGGTCGGCTGAGCCACTAACAATCGACGTACTGATCGAGGCCTCGTTCTATGAGGACCTGGGGCGATACTCCCGCGTTGCCCGATGCTTCACCTCGAACCCTGGCCACGAACCGCTACCCAGGCTGTTCGATGCAGAGATCAACTCAATGGCGCCGCTAGGCATGGTCATCACCGGCACAGAGATCGTTGACGGCGTGGCCTATGCGCAATCCTGGTGGTGCCGCGTCGAATAGCAGGCACAAAAAAGCCGCCTCATGGGCGGCTTTCGTGCGTCTGCGTTGCAGTCAGCTGGCGGCACTGGTGGGCGGCTCATAGGGCTTGAACTTCACCACCTCTTCCCCCAACCAATCGTTGATCTGCGCGAGCCTGGCTTGCACCGGCTCCAGCTCGTTGACGGCCCACATCTCTGATGCCTCCCGCAGCGAGCCGAAGCCGCCAGAGTTCTGCGGAACAATGCCCATCAACTGCGGATAAACGCGTAGCATGCCTAGCAGGTCATCCCGGCTGATGTTCTTGATGGCGCCAAAGTCATCCTTGGCCGCCACCTCGCTGATCGGGATCAGCTGAATGCCGTCTTTCTTGCCGTTCGGCGCGTACATGAACAGGTTACGGAAGTTGCCCGGCCCCTTGCTGTCGCGCATCGCCTTGCGCAGGTCCTTGACGTAATTTTCGTCGAAGGCCGCGTCGGTCATATACAGGATGAAGCCGGCATGGCTGCCGTTGGCGAAGTACTTGCGCCGGAACAGCGTGGCCGCCTCATTCAACAGCGCGCTCTGCAGGGCCGGCAGCCACTCGGGCAAGCCGTAAATCTCCTGGTTGATATCGGCCTCGCGCAGATGGCAAACGCTGCCGCGCTTGAACTCGTGTTCGTCTTTCCAGCCGCGCACCTGATAGTAGGTATCGAGATCCACCCCGCGACGCATGTACTTGGCCATGCACGGCAACAGCCCCAGGGCCTGCCGGAGCATGTTGTTGCGCTTCTCAAGATACAGATTGCCCGACCACCCCCAGTCAGTGACGATCTGCTCGAAGGCCGCCCGGCTCAGCAGCTTGTGCGGAATGAAGGTGCGGGACAGCGCGTTACGCTTGAACACCAGACCAGATGGCAGGTAGATGCCCGCTTTCGAGGCCTTCGCCAGGTTATCCAGTGAGACGGGCGGCTCGTACCAGCGCCCGTTGGCGTAGCACTCCAGGTAATCCAGAAAGTCACGCCCATCGAGCACCGCCGTAGGCTCACCAAAGGTAAAGGCCATGCCGCCGGGCACGCTGGCGGCCGGCTGCTCAGTGATAGTCTCGTTGCTCATCAATAGAACTCCATAACGCCCGTATTGGCTGCCGTCTGGCCTTCCAGGGGCTCGTTGTGCAAAGCGTGGAACAGCGCCCACGCCAGGTCGGCGTGGCCCGTGTTGTCGTTGCGACCGGCTGTGTAGGTGAACTGCCGACCGCCCGGCGTGACCGTCTTGCGAATCGCCATCAGCGACTGCGCCATGTCCGTCCAGCCCGCGTCGAATTCGAGGCGGCCCTGGCTGATCACATGCCACGCCTTCATCACAAGGCGCGTTTTCACCTCGGGGCTGTAGCTGAACGTCGTCAGGCCTGGGAAGAACTGGCGCACCAGCTGCGCCACGGCGCTGCCGATGCCGGTGGTATCGATGCCGATATAAGTCACCCAATAGCGCTGGGTGACCTTCTGAATCGTCCTGGCCTGGCTGTCGAAGTCCATGCCCTTGAACTGGTGGCGCTCCAGAATGCGGAATTTCCCGCCCGGTACCGCCGGCGGCGCCACCACCACCAGGCCGGCCGAGTCGCCGCTCTCCGCAGGGTCATAGCCAACCCAGACTTGGCGCGAGCCAAACGGGCGCATCTCCAGCGGTTTGAAGTCATCCCAGTCGACCCAACTGTCCACCATGCCGCTCTGCAGCATGCTCAGCGGGAAGATGCTCGCCCCGTCGTCGACGAACTGGCACATCAACAGATTCTGGAACGCCGCCGCGTCGTACTCGCGCCGCAGCTCATCGATGTCGAACAGGTCGCAGCCCCGGTCGGCGGCATCCAGGATCGTCACGATCTGGCGCCAGATCGAGTCCTCGCACAGCCGGCCCTGCTGCAGCTCGGCGTGGCTTACATCGAGGTTGATATGCTCGGCAGACGGCTTACCCTTGTTGAACCGCTCGCCAGTCCAGAAGGTGTACGCCTCGTGCGCCATGCTGCTCGGCGTCGAGAAATACGTCCGGCGGTAGCGCTTCTGCATCGCCATGCCGCTGGCGACCTTGTTCAGCTCCTGGAATTTGTAGGTCCAGAAGAACTCGTCGAAGTAGAAATTGCCGTGATAGCCCTGGGCGGTGCGTGCATTGGTACCCAGGAAGTGCAGCTCGGCGCCGTTCGGCAGGATGATCGGGTCGCCGGCCAGGTCCACCCCCACCACATCCCGCGCGAAGGCCTGGATATACGCCTTGAAAATGTGCGCCTGCGCCTTCGACGCAGACAGGAAAATCTGGTTGCGCCCGGTGATCAGCGCATCGATCAGCGCCTCGCGTGCGAAGTAGAACGTGGCGCCGATCTGCCGGCTTTTCAGGATGACGCGCGTGCGCTGGTCGCCCGCCCGGTGCCAGTCGAGCTGGTAGTCGAAGCACCCTTCGAGGAAGGCCTCGACCAGCTTCTCGGTCTGTTCCTCAGTAATGTCGTTGCGCTTGGGCTTACGCTTCGGCCCGGCATTGCGCTTGTCCAGCTCCGGGTTTAGCTCGGCCTCGGTGCCGCCCTTCTGGAAGCGATCAATCCGCGCCTGCCGCTCCAGCTGGCGGTGAAGTAGGTCAATCTCTTTGTAATCGGCGCCCGACTTCGGGTCTTTCAGGATCAGCTGAACAAGCCGCGCCTCGGTCGCGGCCTGGATCCGCTCCAGCGGCGTGGCGCGGTCCCACTCGTCGCGGGCCTTCCAGCTGTGCAGGGTCTTTTCTTTCTCGCCGATCAGCTCGGCGATCTCGCATACGCGATAGCCCTGCCAGTACAAGTGCTTGGCGTGGCGGCGGTGATCGGTGGGCAAATCGACGATGGCATTCATGGCGCCGATGCTGCCGTTCGCGCGCGCGAGCCCCTACCGGCGCGCCCTGTACCGCGCCCCGCTACAGGCTCAGCGCGTTGCCGCCTCTGCCCACCCTGCCGACCATGCCCTCAACGCGAAACCCGCACCGAGGATCACCCCGCATGGCCGCCACCAAGAAAACCGTCTCCAAATGGACCCGCATTGCCGTCGAAGGCGCTACCACCGATGGCCGCAACATCGAGCGCCAATGGATTCAGGAGATGGCCCAGCAGTACAGCCCCAACACCTACGGCGCTCGCCTGAACTGTGAACACCTGCGCGGCGTCTGGCCGGGTAGCGACTTCGGCGCATACGGCGACGTGGTTGCCCTCAAGGCCGAAGAAGTCGACATCGACGGCAAGAAGAAACTGGCTCTGTTCGCCCAGATGGTGCCCACCGACACCCTGATCGAGCTGAACAAAAAGGGGCAGAAGGTTTACACCTCCATCGAGGTCAACCCGAAGTTCGCCGACACCGGCAAGGCCTACCTGGTCGGCCTGGCCATCACCGACAGCCCGGCCAGCCTCGGTACTGAAATGCTCCAGTTCAGCGCCAAGAACGGCACACTGGCCAACCGCAAGCAGGACAAAGACAACCTCTTCACCGCCGCCGAAGAAACGGCGCTTGATTTCGAGGAAGTCGAAGACACCACCAGCATGTTCGCCGGCCTGAAAACGCGCCTCGGCGAACTGCTGAAACTGAGCAAGGACAAGGAAGGCAAGGACGCTGCTCACTTCGCCGAACTGGGCGAAATGATCGAAAGCCTGGCCGAGCACGGCGCCAAGCAGGCCGACGCCTTCGCCAGCGTCCAGACCGCCCACAGCAAGCTCCAGGCAGCCCACGACAAGCTGGCCACCGAGTTCGCCGATCTGGTCAAACGCCTCAGCGAAACCGAAGACCACAGCCAGCAGCCCCAGCGGCCGGCCAACCCCGGCGGTGACGGCAAAGTCGTCGCCGAGTTCTGACCCCAAGCCGCCACCAAGCCACCAGTTCGGAGTAACACCATGCAGAAGCACACCCGCATCGCCTTCAACGGCTACATGGCCAACCAGGCGAAAATCAACGAGGTCGAATCGGCCGCGGTGACCTTTAACGTCGCCCCGACCCCGGCGCAGAAGCTGGAAAAAGCGATCCAGGAATCGAACCGCTTCCTGACCAAAATCAACATCATCCCGGTCGACGAGCCCGAAGGCGAAGCCATCCTGCTCGGCGTCAACGGCCCGACTGCCAGCCGCACCAAGACTGACGCAGCCACGGGCAAAAAGCGCAAGCCGCGCGATGTCAGCGCCCTGAGCAAAGACACCTACGCCTGCAAGAAAACCAACTTCGACACCGCCTTCCCCTACGCCAAGCTCGACGCCTGGGCCAAGTTCCCCGAGTTCCAGACCATGCTGTCGGGCTCCATCGCCGTACAGCAGGGCCTGGACCGCATCATGATCGGCTTCAACGGCACCAGCGCCCAGGAAGACACCGACCTCGCCACCAACCCGATGCTGGAAGACGTCAACATCGGCTGGCTGCAGAAAATCCGCGTAGGCGCGCCGGACCAGGTTATCAGCGAAGGCGAGGCAGTCGCCGGCAAGGTCACCGTAGGCGCGACTGGCGATTACAAAACCCTCGACGGCCTGGTGTTCGACGCCATCCAGCTGCTGGCCCCGTGGCACCGCAAGCGCAAAGACCTGGTCGTCATCGCTGACCCGCAACTGCTGCACGAAAAGCAGCTCAAGGCAGTCGAGAAAGGCGCCGAGTCCAACGTCGAAGAAAACGCAGCCGACGAAGTGGTCACCAAGGGTCGCCTGGGCGGCCTGCCGATTGAGCACGACGCCCCGTTCTTCATCGACGGCGGCGTGCTCATCACCCCGCTGAGCAACCTGTCGATCTACGTCCAGAGCGGCAAGCGCCGTCGCCACATCCGCGACGAGCCAGACTTCGACCAGGTCGCCGACTACCAGTCCTCTAACGAGGCCTATGTCATCGAAGACTTCGGCGCCATCGCCCTGGTCGAGAACATCGAGAAGGTCTAAGCCATGGCATCCCTTGCCCAACGCACCCAACTGCGCAAGCGTGCCGAAGCGGAATCGGCACGCACCGCACCACCGGCGCTCATGGACGGGCTCACCACCTACGAGCTCATGCTCGCCAAGCTGCAGCAGGATCAACTGCGCCTGAAACAGGTGCAGTCCAACCAGAACAAAGCCCTGCTCAAGGCCGAGCTGCTGCCCGAATACGCCGACTACGTTGCCGGCGTGCTCGCCGGCGGCAAGGGCGCGCAAGACGACGTGTTCGTCACCGTCATGCTCTGGCGCTTCGACGCGGGCGACTTCGCCGGTGGTCTGGAGGCTGCGGCCTACGTGCTCCAGCACGATCTGAAAATGCCCGAGCGCTTCAACCGCACCACCGGCTGTGTGGTCGCCGAAGAGATCGCCGAGGCCGCCCTGCGCGCCCTCAAGGCCGGCAGTGACTTCGACCTCGAAGTCACCCTGCAGGCCAACGAGCTCACCGCGAGCCACGACATGCCAGACGCCGCCCGCGCCAAGCTCATGCTGGCCATCGGTCGCCTGTACGCGCTCAAGGTCAAGGACGATGCCAGCGGCGAAGACCTGGGCAACCTCGTCAACGCCAAAGAATACCTGACCAAGGCCATCAGCCTGTACAGCGCCTGCGGCGCCAAAAAGGATCTGGAGCGCGTCGACCGCCTCCTCAAGAAACACGCCGACCCCAACGGCTAACCGAGCGTCCCACGCACCCGGCGGCTCGGGGCCGATCAGCTGGTTACTCCTTCCCAAGCTGTGACGCCCCGACCACCGCCGACTAATTCCGAGGCACCGCATGAGCGCGTTCGTAGCGGGCGGCACCCCTAACGCCCCGTATCCCATCAGCAACGCCGACTTCTGGCCCGAGATCGACGGCCAGAAGCTGCGCGCCGCCATGCGTATCGACTCCAGCGTCACCGACGACCGCCTAGAAGTCGCCACCGTCAACGCCATGATCGAGGCCAACCGCGAGCTGGCCGAATACCGCGCCGCTCGCCAGGCCGAAGGCCACGCCAAACTGGGCGACGTACCGGCCGAGAAGATCAAGGACGAAAGCCAGCTGCTGCACCTCTATCGCCGCATTGTCTACTGCCGCGCCCTGGCCGAGCTCATCGAACGCTATCGCAGCTACGACGCCACCAACAGTGGCGAGCAGAAAGTCACCGAGGAAGAAACCAGCCCAGACCAGCTACGGCGCGACGCCCGCTGGGCGCTGCGCAACATCCTCGGCGAGAGCCACAACACCGTGGAGCTGCTCTGATGCCCACCGTCATCGCCGCCCAGGGCGACACCGTCGACAGCATCTGCTGGGACTACTACGGCCGCACCACCGGCGTTACCGAAGCCGTGCTCGACGCCAACCCAGGCTTGGCCGACCTCGGCCCAATCATCCCCCACGGCACCGCCGTGACCCTGCCGGACGCCGCCCCGCAAGCCGAACAACCGCAAGTGGTGAACCTATGGAACTAACGATCTACAAGACCGGCGGCATGGGTACGACCCACGAACAGGCCATGCATTTTCGCGGGCGAGCGCCGGTATGCCTGGCGCTCTACAAGGGCAAGGGCCAGCTGTTCAACGCCCTTATCCGCGCATGGACGGGCTCCATCTACAGCCACTGCGAACTGGTCATGCCGGACGGCCGCTGGCTCTCCGCCAGCGCTATGGACGGCGGCGTGCGTGCCAAGCGCATCGACTACAAGCCCGAACACTGGGAGCTGATCCCCGTGCCCTGGGCCAACGCCCGCCGCATCGAGCAGGTTTTCGACCAGTACGAAGGCAGCGGCTATGACTGGTCCGGAATTTTCCTCAGTCAACTGCTGGCCCGCGGCATTCACAGCGAAAGCCGCATGTTCTGCAGCGAGTTTTGCGCAGAGGCCCTTGGCTTCGCCGACATCGGCCAGTGCTTCAACCCCATGCTGCTCGGCGCTGTGGTGCGCCGTATTAACCGGCTGCCGTTCGTGCAGCTTGCCCACTCGCTAGCCGAGGGCCACCCGGATGCCAAACATGCCTGACCGTCCTGAAACCTGGGCCATGGTGCTCGCCTGGCTGGAGCACCACCACCCGCTGGTATATGCCGCCGTGCTGTCGGCCACCCTTGCCGCCGCCCGCCTCATCTACAACGGCGGCAGCATCCGCCGCGCCCTGGGTGAGGGCTTCATCTGCGGCCTTATCACCCTGGCACTTAGCAACGGCCTGCCGCTGTTCGGCATGCCCGTTGAAGTTGCGCCCTTCTTCGGCGGCATGGTCGGCCTCATCGGCGCCGACGGCGTGCGCGCCGGCCTCAACCGACTCGCAGCCCGCAAGGTAGACACCCTATGAACAAGCCCCTCATCCTCAAACACGGCTCCAAAGGCCAGGCTGTCCTGGCCCTGCAAAAGGCCCTCAACGCCGCCGGCGCCAGCCTGTTCGCCGATGGCGACTTCGGCGACGAAACCGAGAAAGCAGTCCGCGCCTACCAGCTCAAGAAAGGCCTGGTAGTCGACGGCCGCGCCGGCGAGAAGACCCTCGCCGCCCTGGCCGGCGCCGATTGCAGCAAGCTACTCAGCAACGCCACCTTGGTGGCCGCAGCCGCGCGCCTGGGCTTGGAGCTGGCCACCGTCTACGCCGTCAACGAGGTTGAAAGCGCCGGCGCCGGCTTCCTGGCCAACGGCAAGCCCAAGGCCCTGTTTGAGCGCCACGTCATGCACGCCCGCCTGTCCCTGGTGCGCAACAAAGGCGACGACGCTGCCGCCCTGGTCGCCCATGCCGATCAACTGGCCCTCACCTACCCCAACCTGGTCAGCCGAAAGCCGGGCGGCTACGCCGGCGGCACTGCCGAACACCAGCGCATCGCCCAGGCCCGCATGCTCGACGCCCTCTGCGCCGACGAGTCCGCCAGCTGGGGCGCGTTCCAGGTCATGGGCTACCACGCGCCGCGCCTCGGCTATGCCAGCGTCGCCGAGTTCGTGCGCCTCATGCACCAGGATGAAAACCAGCAGTTCGAGGCGTTCGTCCGCTTCATCGAGAAAGACCCGGCATTGCTCAAGGCCCTCAAGGCCAAAAAGTGGGCGGCATTCGCCGAGGGCTACAACGGCCCGGCCTACGCCCGCAATATGTACGACGTGAAGCTCGAACGCGCCTACCAGCGGCACGCTGACTGCGGCTGTGGGCAGAAGGTGGCGGCGTGACAGGCCTGCATGACCAGCTCCGCAAGCTGGAGCTACGCGACGGCGACGTAATCTGCCTGCCAGCGGATACGCTGGAAAAGCACATCCAGCAGCTGTCGAAGACGGTCCGCGAGCTGCATCCGGGAAAGCGCCTGATGTTCGTCCTGGGCGACATCCAGGCACTCGACGAGGCCGCCATGAAAGCCGCCGGCTGGTACCGCAAATGACCACCCTGCGCCAAGCCCTCTATGGCGCCGCCCTGCTCGGCGCCCTTGGCCTGCACCTGTGGGGCACCTACCAGCAGAGCCAGGCCGCATCGGCACGCGCCGAGCGCGACGGCCAACTCATCGACCAGCTCAAGCAACGCAGCGCCCGCCAGGCTGCCAGCATCGTCCGCCTCGGCGGCGAGCTGGCCGCCCTGCGCGTCGCCCAGCAGGGCATGCAAACGGCACAGGCCGACGTGCGCCAACAGCACGCCGCCAGCCAGATCCAGAAACAGGAGATAAGCCGCAATGACCCGAGTTTTAGTGATTGGGGGCGGCAGCCTCTGCCTGGCGCTGCTCGCCGGCTGCATGAGCGCCCCGCCCTTACCGGAGCCAGTGGTTACCGTGCTTGGCTGTCCCGTCGTAACGCGCTGCAGCCTGCTGCCGGCAGCGCCGCTGAATAACGGCGACCTCAGCGACGACAGCGACTACCTAGCCGCCGCCTGGGCCGAATGCGCCGCCCAGGTCGACGCGGTTTACGAACACCAGCAACAACAGCCGAGGGCCGATCCGTGAACAAACCCAACAGCCTGCGCGACCACCTACTCGCCGCAGACACAACCCTCGCGCAGAACCCCGAGCGGCTGCTCGTCTTCATCGACGAGGGCAACATCCGCGCCACCGCCGCGCCGGGGCTTTCGTTCGAATGGCTCTACACCCTCAACATCATCATCACCGACTACGCCGGCCACCCCGACAACATCGCCATCCCCCTGCTGGCCTGGCTGCGCCGCAACCAGCCCGACCTGCTCACCAACATCGAAAAGGGCAAAGACGCCATCGGCTTCGAGGCCGACATCCTCGGCAATGACAAGGTCGACCTGTCGATCACCCTGCCGCTCACCGAGCGCGTGATCGTCAAACGCCTGCCGGACGAAAGCCTCGAAGTCACCCACCCGCCCGAGCCGGATTTCGGGCTATGACCGACAACCTCGCAGCCCTGGAAGACTGGGCCGGCGCCCTGCTGGCCAAGCTCAGCCCCGCCGAGCGGCGCAAGCTCACCACCCGCATCGGCCGCGACCTGCGCCGCAACCAACAGCAGCGCATCGCCACCCAACGCAACCCGGACGGCACGCCCTACGCGCCGCGCAAGGCCAAGGCATTGCGCAGCAAGCAAGGGCGCATCAAGCGCCAGATGTTCAGCCGCCTGCGCCAGGCCAAACACCTGCGCCTGCAGAGCACAGCCGATTCAATAGCCGTCGCCTTCACTGGTCGCATTGCCCGTGTCGCCAAGGTCCATCAGCGCGGCCTACGCGACCGCCCCGCCCGTGGCCAAGCCGAAGTGCAGTACGCCAAGCGCGAGCTGCTCGGCTTCAACCAAGCCGCCCTGGAACTGATCCGTGAAAGCATGCTTGAACATCTCGCATGACGTGCCACACGAATGCATACTTTGCCAGCGCTCATCTGCAATGACATCTCAATTGATTCATGCATCGAAATACATAAGGAGCATGAGCTATGAAGTCCGTCCTATATTTTCGAATTACTTCTAGTGGCGAGCAAATTATCTTGACAGATGCACCCGTAACCCCGCTCGGCCTGGAGGATTTGATTTCTTTCGAACAGAACTCTGAGTTCAAGATATCAATTCAGGGTGCCAGCATTCACAACCCAGATGAACCCGAGACAAGAAAGTTAAATATCAGCGCCGACTTTAGCACCTCACACACCAATCAGTGCTTTGCTTTGGTTAACTCTGGCTGGCTTCCGCCAATATTTGCCCTTCCTAACTCTTTAATTCTTGCCGACCGAAACATAATAAGCGACATAAGCAAAAGATTTCGCCAAGGTGAGCTTGCAGAGAGAGATACTGACCAACCGGATTTTTTTGATTTCACAGCAACATTTGACTACAAAGCCAAGATAAGCCTTGCGCCGTTCGCACTAGAGGGTAATTCGAGACGAATACCCACGCGCCAAGAGGTTATCAAACAGCTAGAAGAGGCAGAGAGAAAAGTACATGAAGCTTTACCGAAGCTAGAAACAATACCCATAACCCCAACGCTGGTAGACGGAATTATGGGAGTCATCGCCGACAGCCAAGACTATTTCGAAAGAAGGTTAAAATTTTTAACCTCATGCATTCATATACTTTGCAATACAGCCGGAAAGACCCGCAGGCATAACGTTTGGAAACAAATAGCAGAATATGCTGATGCGGCGAATCTACCCAAGACAGATATTTGCGTTATCGCAGCGATATCTTCCGCCACAGCCTCGGGATCATGTAACCCTGCCAGGGGAATTTTAAAGCCAAAGCATCATTACACTGAGAATGATGCATACAACGCCCTGTGCGATCTACGACTGCTGTCTCTACTCATACATTTCATTCATGACTTCCCCAGCCAAAAAGCGGTTCTCCTTACGAAAGATATTAATCTGGCGAAATTCTGGTGTGGAATAGGAACGTTAGTTACATCTCGACAAACACCATTGGTGAGCTGCCAATTCAAGATACACCCGTTACTGTTTCCGCTTGATTCAGATTCGGCAAGTGAGCTCCAAGCTATCCTTGAACCCAGTGAACAATAGCCAATCCGTGTCATGTCTTGATCAGTGTTAGGTTTATCATCTGGCATTAACCTGTAGCACCAATCGCTACAGGCTCCAGTCCGTGCACCCCGCACGCGCGAGCCGCAGCATCAGCGGCATGAACAGCCTCGCCGAACTCGCCCGCCTTATCGAAAACCTGATCCGCTTCGGCACCGTCGAAGCCGTGCAGGTCAAACCGCCCCGCGTGCGCGTAAAAACCGGCAACATCACCACCGCCTGGCGCCCCTGGCTCAACCTGCGCGCCGGCGAAGACCGCGAGTGGGACCCGCCCACCGTCGGCGAGCAAGTCATCCTCTTCAGCCCCTCCGGCAACCTCGCCCAGGGCGTGGCTCTCACCGGGCTGAGCAGCGACCAGCATCCCGCCAACGGCGACCGTGAAGGCCTGCACCGCCGCACCTACCGCGACGGCGCCGTGGTCGAGTACGACAGCGTTGCCCACCGCCTGCGCGCCATCCTGCCCGAGGGCGGCGTCACCGACCTGACCAGCACCGGCGGCATCAACATCGTCGGGCCGATCAACCACACCGGCGACTACACCCAACAGGGCAACCAGAACGTCACCGGCACGGTGAACGTCAGCGAAGACGTGATCGCCGCTGACATCAGCCTGCGCAACCACCGCACCAAGGGCGTCACCCCAGGCCCCGGCATATCCCAGGAGCCGACACCATGATCGGCATGAACGCCCGCACGGGCCGCACCATCACCAGCCAGCAGCACCTGGCCCAGTCCATCGCAGACATCACCACCACCCCGGTGGGCAGCCGCGTTATGCGCCGCGAGTACGGCTGCCACCTCGCCAACCTCGTCGACTGGCCGCTCAACGCCGCCACCCGCCTGCAGGCCTATGCCGCCGTCGCCACCGCGCTCATGCGCTGGGAGCCGCGCATCCGCCTCAGCCGCGTGCTGCTCACCCCCAGCACCGTGGCCGGCCAAGCGTTCCTGGACGTAGAGGGCACCGTCACCGACACCAACGAGCCCCTGAGCCTGCGCGTACCCATCAACCTGGGGGCTGCATGACCATCACCTTTACCCCCATCGACCTCAGCCAGTTGCCGCCCCCGAATGTCGTTGAACCCATCGACTTCGAGGCCATCCTCGCCGAGCGCAAGGCTTACGCCATCAGCCTCTGGCCGGCCGACAAGCAAGCCGAAGTCGCCGCCACCCTGGCCCTGGAATCCGAGCCGCTCACCAAGCTGCTGCAGGAAAACGCTTACCGCGAAACCCTCTGGCGGCAGCGCGTCAACGAGGCCGCACTCGCCGTGCTGCTGCCGTTCGCCAAGCGTAATGACCTGGAGCAGATCGGCGCGCGCTTCAACGTCGCCCGCCTGGTCATCGTCCCGGCAAACCCCAACGCGGTACCGCCCGTGGCGGCGGTCATGGAAGAAGACGACAGCCTGCGCGAACGCATCCAGATGGCGATGGAAGGCCTGTCCGTCGCGGGCCCCCGCAACGCCTACATCTTTCACGCCCGCAGCGCGGACGGCCGCGTAGCCGACGCCACCGCCATCAGCCCGGCGCCGGCCGAGGTGGTGGTCACTGTGCAGAGCGTCCTGGGCAACGGCACCGCATCCGCAGAGGTGCTCGGCATCGTTGCCGCCTACCTGTCCGACGAAGACCGCCGCCCAGTCGCCGACCGCCTCACCGTGCAAAGCGCCGAGGTGCTGCCCTACCAGGTCAACGCCGTGCTGCACCTCGCCAGCGCCGGCCCCGAGGCCGAGCCGATCCGCGCAGCCGCACTGGCCCGAGGCCTGGCCCTGGTCAACCGTCGCCGCCGCCTGGGCATGGAAGTGAACCGCTCCGCGCTGGACGCCGCCCTGCACATCGAAGGCGTCAAGCGTGTGGATCTACTCGATTGGGTAGACGTAGTCGCTACCCTCACCCAGGCGCCGTACTGCACCGCCTTCAACGTCTCGGTGGCCGAGTAATGGCCGCCCGCCTGCTGCCCGGCAACGCCCACGAGCTGGAGCGCCAAGCCGCCGAAGCCCTGGCGCAGATCGAGCGCGTGCCCGTGCCGCTGCGCGACCTCTGGAATCCGGACACCTGCCCCGTCGAGCTGCTGCCCTACCTGGCCTGGGCGTTTTCCGTTGATCGCTGGTCGCCGTCCTGGCCCGAGAGCGCCAAGCGCGCCGCCATCCGCAGCGCCTACTTCATCCACTCGCGCAAAGGCACCATCGGCGCCCTGCGCCGCGTGGTGGAGCCGCTGGGCTACCTGATCAAAGTCACGGAATGGTGGCAGGCCAACCCTTGGGGCGTACGCGGCACCTTCGCGCTTGAAATCGGCGTGCTCGACACCGGCATCACCGAAGAGATGTACCAGGAACTCACCTTCCTGATCGACGACGCCAAGCCGCTCAGCCGCCACTTGAGCGGCCTAGATATCAGCCTCGAAACCCACCTAACCGCCTACATGGGCGTTGCCGTCGTAGACGGTGACGAACTCGACGTTTACCCCTGGCAGACCCCGGACATCGACGTCGTTGTGCAGGCACACGTCGGCGTCACCACCACCATCAATGACGAATTGGACGTATACCCATGGTCGACGTAAACACTCAGTTCGGCGGCTTCCTGACTACCCAGGGCGCGGCCAAGAAGACCAACTGCGACGCGCTCGGCGTGCCATGGCAGCTCACCCACATGCGGATTGGCGACGCCAACGGTGCAGACCCGGTGCCGGCCCCTGGCCAGACGCAGCTGATCAATCAGGTCTACCGAGCGCAGCTCAACCAGCTCTATGTGTCGCCCGCGGACCCTAATGTCCTGGTCGCTGAACTGGTATTACCGCCCAACGTAGGCGGCTGGTGGATTCGTGAACTGGCCCTGGAGGACGTCGACGGCGTGTTCTCGGCCGTGGCCAACTGCGCCCCGAGCTATAAGCCGCTGCTGGCACAGAACAATGGCCGTAACCAAGTGGTGCGCATGCACATCATCACCGACGGTACGGCCAACATTCAGCTCAAGATCGACCCGTCCGTGGTGCTGGCAACCCGCAGCTATGTAGACGTGATCATGGCCGGTCACCTGGCTGCCGCCGACCCGCATCCGCAGTACAAAACCGAAGTCGCCACCCAGCCCGAAGCCGAGGCCGGCGTCAACAACGTCAAGCGCATGACCCCGCTGCGCGTGTTACAGGCGCTACGGTCGGCTTCAGCGAATGCCACCGAGCTACTGCGCGGCGTGCTGCGCATCGGCACCCAGGCCGAAGTTGAAGCGGGTGAACTCGACGACGTCGTCGTCACCCCCAAGAAACTCCGCCAGGGCTTCTCATGCCTGCTGGCCATCAACGGCTACATCGCCCTACCGTCCTGGCTCGGCGGGTTGATCGCCAACTGGGGCTATGCCGACATCACCACCAACGCATCCGGTGGAACAACCACCGTCACGTTGGCGCACGCCTACCCAAATGAACACTGGGGCGCTGTGGGCAACTATAAGAACAGCACACGCATCAATGACTCATTCCCAGTAAACACCTTCCCCACCAGCCTCAGCACTTTGACCGTCTCGCTCGACGCGGCGACGGGCAGCGGCACGCCAACAGGCGCGCAACAGGCCTTCTATATCTCTCTGGGTAAATGACTATGAAATACTTCTTCTGCCCTGCCACCAAAGGCCTCTACCCCGGCGCGGTCACCGGCGAAGCCATCGGCAAGCCCGTTGTCGAAATCACTCGTCAGCGCTACATCGAGCTAGCCGGCCGGCAGCTCGAAGCGGACGAAAACGGTAACCCCGTGCTGGCAAGTACCGCCTATGTGCCAACCGAGGTTGACCTCTGCCAACGCATCGACACAGCCGCCGACGCCGCCCGCCGCGCAGTAGCCGGCGACCCTCTGCGCGCCGTCGAATACGACCGCGCCCGCCTGGCCGCAGAGCAATTCGCGACCGCCGACTACCAGGGCGAAGTGCCCGCCATGGTCGCCGCCTGGGCAATCAACGGCCGCACGCCGCAGCAGGCTGCTGACAGCATCCTCGCCGAAGCGGCCGCCTACACCAGCGCCCTGGAGTTGCTGCGCACCACCCGCCTGGCCGCCAAGGAACAAATCCGCGCACTGATGACCGCCAACCAGGTCGAGCAAGCCCAGCAGCTCGCAGACCAGACCATCGCCGCCATCGAAGCCGCCGTCGCAGGCATCGGCAACAACGCCTGACCCTCACGCCTGCTGCACCCGTTGCCCCGCCCTGTGCGGGGCTTTTTATCCCCGCCCTGTACCGCGCCCCGCTACAGCCCCCGCTGCTCGCGCCGCTTGCGCGCGCGCGTCACCCTCAAGGCTCACTGCAACGGCACCACGCCACCAGGAGCTAGCCCATGTCCACCGAATTTCACCATGGCGTGCGCGTCCTCGAACTCAACGAAGGCACGCGCCCCATCCGCACGATCTCCACCGCCGTGGTGGGCATGGTCTGCACCGCATCCGACGCCGACCCCGCAACCTTCCCCCTCAACAAACCGGTACTGCTCACCAACGTGCTCACCGCCAGCGGCCAGGCTGGCGAACTCGGCACCCTGGCCCGCAGCCTGGATGCCATCGCCGACCAGACCAAGCCAGTCACCGTAGTAGTTCGCGTTGAAGACGGCGTCGGCGCCGACGATGCCGCCAAGCAAGCCGACCAAACCACCAAGATCATCGGTGGCGTCACCGCTGGCGGCCAATACACCGGCCTCAAGGCGCTGATGGCGGCCGAGGCACAGCTCGGCGTGCGCCCGCGCATCCTCGGCGTGCCGGGGCTCGACAACCTGCCGGTTACCACCGAGCTGGCCGCCATTGCCGAGCAAATGCGCGCCTTCTCCTACGCCAGCGCCTGGGGCGCCGACAACGTATCCGAGGCCATCGCCTATCGTGAGGGCTTCGGCTCGCGCGAGCTCATGCTCATCTGGCCCGACTTCATCAACTGGGACACCGCCACCAGCAGCAACGCCCCGGCCGCAGCCGTCGCCCGCGCCCTCGGCCTGCGCGCCAAGATCGACCAGCAGGTCGGCTGGCACAAAACCCTGTCCAACGTCGCCGTCAACGGCGTTACCGGCCTGTCGCGCGACATCTACTGGGACCTGCAAAACCCCGCCACCGATGCCGGCCTGCTCAACGCCAACGAAGTCACCACCCTGATTCGCCGCGACGGCTTCCGCTTCTGGGGCAACCGCACCACCAGCGCCGACCCACTGTTTGCCTTCGAGAACTACACCCGCACCGCTCAGGTGCTGGCAGACACCATGGCCGAGGCCCACTTCTGGGCAATCGACAAGCCCATGTCCGGCAGCCTGGTGAAAGACATCATCGACGGCATCAACGCCAAGTTCCGCGAGCTGAAAACGGGCGGCTACATCATCGACGGCCAGTGCTGGTTCGACCCCGACGCCAACGACAAAGACACCCTCAAGGCCGGCAAGTGCTTCATCGACTACGACTACACGCCCGTGCCGCCGCTTGAAGACCTCACCCTCCGCCAGCGCATCACTGATCGCTACCTGATGAACTTCGCCGAAAGCGTCAACGCGGCCTGACCCATTCACCCGCGCGGCCCGGCCGCGCCGTAGGAGAGCAACACCATGGCGCTGCCCAAAAAGCTCAAGCACATGAACATCTTCAACGACGGTAACAGCCACCAAGGCGAGGCCAAGACCGTCACCCTGCCCAACCTTACCCGCAAGATGGAGGCCTTCCGCGCCGCCGGTATGGACGGCCCGGCAAAGGTCGACCTCGGCCTCGGTGACGACGGTATTCAGCTCAGCTACACCCTGGGCGGCTGGTCGCTGATCACCCTGCGCCAATACGGTGCCGTGCGCGCTGATGGCGTCCCGCTGCGCTTCATGGGCTCGGTTCAACGTGACGACACCGGCGAAGTCAGCGCCGTCGAAGTAGCCGTGCGCGGCCGGCATGAAGAAATCAGCTTCGGCGACGCCGCCACCGGCGAAGACACCGAGCACGAGATCACCACCACCTGCACCTACTACAAGCTCACCGTAGACGGCGAAGTGATCATCGAAATCGACCTGCTCAACTTCGTCTTCATCGTCGACGGCACCGACCTGCTCGAACAGCACCGCCGCAACATTGGCCTGTAACCCGCATACCCCACCCCCGATGCCGGCAGCGCTGCCCCCGCAGCGTGCGCCGGCCCTTACACCCGAAGGAGCTAACCCATGACCGAGAAGAAAACCGCGCAGCCGGCCGAAGTCGCCGAAGCCGCACCAGCCAAGAACCCCAACGAGGCCACCGTCACCCTGGACACCCCCATCGTGCGCGGTACCCAGGAAATCACCGAAATCGTCCTGCGCAAGCCGAAAAGCGGCGAGCTGCGCGGCGTCGCCCTGGTCGACCTGCTGCAAATGGACGTGCTCGCCCTGCGCAAGGTGCTGCCGCGCATCACCACCCCCAGCCTGACCGATCACGAGATCGGCAACATGGACCCAGCCGACCTGGTCGACTGTGCGGGCAAGGTGGCGGCTTTTTTGCTGAAGAAGTCGGCGAGGGAAGCTGTCCTCGACGCGTAGACGACGCCATGGCGGATATCGCCATGGTCTTTCATTGGGGGCCGGCGGATATGGACCCGCTAGGCCTGGCAGAACTGATCGACTGGCGCGAAGAGGCCAGGAAGCGTTGGGAGCGGCAGCATGGCCAATGATTTGAAAATGGAGGTCATCCTCCAGGCGATTGACCGTGCAACCCGCCCCATTCGCGCCATCACCCAGGGCAGCATCGGCCTCGGCCGCGCCCTGAAAGACTCCCGCGACCAGCTCAAGGCCATGCAGGCCCAGCAGCGCGATATCAGCAGCTGGCGAACCCTGCGCACCGCTGCCGGCCAAACCGAGCAATCGCTCCAGCAAGCCCGCGACCGCGTCAAGGAACTCGGCCGCCAGATGGCCGCCACCGGCGTGCCCACGCGGCAGATGCAACGCGACCTGCAGGGCGCCATCCGTGCCGCCACCAACCTCAAGCGCGAACACCAGGAGCAACAAACCCAGCTCCAGGGGCTGCGCACCAAGCTCAACGCCGCCGGCATCAGCACCCGTAACCTGAGCACGCACGAGCGCGAGCTCCGCAACCGCATCGAGCACACCAATAAGAGCATTGCCGACCAGACGCGGCGTATGCAGGCGCTCGCCCAGCAGAACAAGCGCCTGGCCCAAGCCCGCGCCCAGTACGACAAAACCCAGCAGCTCGCCGGCAGCATGGCCGGTTCCGGTGCTGCTGGCCTGGCATCCGGTAGCGGCATTCTCTACGCCGGCGCCCGCCTGCTCGCGCCAGGTCTCGACTTCGACGCCAGCATGTCGAAGGTGCAATCGCTCACCCGCCTGGACAAGAACAGCCCCGAGCTGGAAGCCCTGCGCGAACAGGCCCGGCAACTGGGGGCAAGCACCCAGTTCACCGCCGGCCAGTCCGCCGACGCCCAGGGCTTCCTGGCAATGGCCGGCTTCAACCCGCAGGCCATCCGCGCCGCCATGCCGGGCATGCTCTCGCTCGCCAAGGCGGGCGACAGCGAACTCGCCGAAACTGCCGATATCGCCTCCAACATCCTCACCGGCTTCAACCTGCAAGCCGCGGATATGGGCCGCGTGGGTGACGTGCTGGTCGGCGCCTTCACTCGCTCCAACACCAATTTGCAGATGCTCGGAGAAACCATGAAGTACGTGGCGCCGGTCGCCGCTGGCGTCGGGCAAGACATCGAGACCATGGCAGCCATGGCCGGCAAGCTCGGCGACGCCGGCATTCAGGGCAGCATGGGCGGTACCGCCCTGCGCGCCATCATCAGCCGCCTAGCCGCGCCACCGAAGATGGCAGCCGAAGCGCTGGACTCCCTCGGCATCAGCGCGAAAGACGCCCAGGGCAACATGCGCGATATGCCCACCGTGCTGCAGGAGATCTACGAGAAAACCAAGGCCATGGGCGACGCCGAGCGCGCGGGCTTCCTCAAGGGCATCGCCGGCGAGGAAGCATTCAGCGGTCTGCAGGTCCTGGTGCAACAGGCTGGCAATGGCGAGCTGCAAAAATTCATCGGCACCCTGCGCGAAGCTCGAGGCGAGGCCGAGCAAACTGCCAAGGTCATGGCCGACAACATGCGCGGCGACCTGGACGCACTCAACAGCGCCTGGGAAGACCTCGGCATCCAGTTGCAAACTCAGCAGGACGGTCCGCTGCGCAGCATCACCCAGGGCATCACCCGCGTCATCGGCAGCATCAAGACCTGGGTAGAACAAAACCCAGCGCTGGCGAGCCAGCTGGTCAAGATGGCCGCCGGCCTGGGGCTGATCATGGCCACCATGGGCGGCCTGACCCTGATGCTCGCCTCGATCCTCGGCCCGTTCGCCATGGTCCGCTACGGCATGATGCTGCTCGGCATCAAGAGCCTCGGCGCCGTCACCGCGCTCAAGTCGGTCGGCAGCGTGCTGCTGTGGATCGGCCGCCTGGCCATGGCCAACCCAATCGGCCTGCTGATCACCGCCCTGGTGGTCGGCGCCGTGCTCATCTACAAGAACTGGGACGCCGTGAAGGCCTACCTGCTCGGCCTGTGGGCAGAGCTGCAGGCGGGCTTCTCCGGCGGCCTGGGCGGTATCGCCGCCACCATCCTCAACTTCTCGCCGCTGGGCCTGTTCCACCGCGCCATGGCGGGCGTGCTCAGCTACTTCGGCGTAGACATCCCGGCGCGTTTTACCGACTTCGGCGGCATGCTCATCGACGGCCTGGTCAACGGCATCACCTCCAGCCTTGGCCGCGTGAAAGACGCCATCACCGGCGCCGGCGGCGCGACTATCGATTGGTTCAAGCAGAAGCTCGGCATTCACTCGCCCTCGCGCGTATTCGCCGAGCTGGGCGGCTTCACCATGCAGGGGCTGGAAAAGGGCCTGCTCAGCGGCCAGAGCGGCCCACTCGGCGCCGTGCTCGGCCTGGGCAAGCAACTGGCAGCCGCCGGCGCCATCACCTTCGGCGCGGCCGGCAGCGCCATCGCCATGGACAACCGCCCGCCCCTGGGCAGCCAGAGCGCGCCCCGCGCCGCCCAGGTGCAACAAGCGGGCCCCATCACCATCCACGTGCATGCAGCGCCGGGCATGGACGAACAGCAGCTCGCCCGGGCTGTGGCGGCCGAGCTGGCCAAGGCACAGCGCGCCCAGCAGGCCCGCAGCCGCAGCGCACTGTCAGACCAGGATTGATTAACCAGGAGCACCCGCCATGATGATGGCCCTCGGCATGTTCACCTTTGGCCTGCCAACCATTGCCTACCAGGAGCTGCAGCGCACCACCGAATGGCGCCACGGCTCTACCAGCCGTATCGGCACCAACCCCGCCAGCCAGTTCCTCGGCCGCGGTGAAGACACCATCACCCTCCCCGGCACCCTGCTGCCCGGCCTGGTCGGCTCGCCGCTCAGCCTCGACACCCTGCGGCTCATGGCCGACACCGGCAAGGCCTGGCCCCTGGTCGGCGGTACCGGCAAAATCTTCGGCGCCTGGGTCATCACCAGCATCAGCGAAACACAGCAAATCTTCCTCGAAGACGGCACGCCCCGCCGCTACGAGTTCACCATCAACCTCAAGCGCATCGACGACGGCCGCACGGACATGCTCGGCAGCCTCACCGGCATCATCGGCGGCGCCCTGCGTGGCGCGCTCGGTGGACTGCTGTGAGCATCCTGGGCCAAGCCGGCCAGCTGCTCGAGCGCGCTGCCAGCGGCTACCGCGACCTAACCAGCTACGCCCGACCCATCTGCCGCGTGGTGGTCAACGGCACCGACATCACCGATGTCATCCTCGGCGGCCATGAGCCGCGCCTTGTCAGCATCCAGCTGACCGACAATCGCGGCCTGGAGGCGGACCAACTCGACATCACCCTCAGCGACCACGACGGCCTGCTCGCCATCCCGCCGCGCGGCGCCACCCTGCACCTGTGGCTGGGCTGGAGTGATACCGGGCTGATTGACAAAGGCACCTACACCGTTGACGAAACCGAGCACAGCGGCGCGCCGGACACCCTCAGCATTCGCGCCCGCAGCGCCGACCTGCGCGGCGGCCTCAAGGTGCGCCGGGAACGATCATGGGACGCCACACCACTGGCCTTCATCATCAGCGCCATCGCTACCGCCTATGGCCTAACCCCGTTGGTCGGTGCCGGTCTGGCCGCCATCAACATCGCCCACCTCGACCAGGCCAACGAGTCAGACGCCAACCTGCTCAGCCGCCTCGGCCGCGAGCATGACGCCATCGCCACCATCAAGGCCGGCCGGCTGCTGTTCCTGCCCACCGGCAAGGCCACCACCGCCAGCGGCTTGGCCCTGCCCCACGTCACCCTCACCAGGGCGGACGGCGACCAACACCGCTTTCTGCAGGCAGACCGCGACGCCTACACAGGCGTAAAGGCCTACTACTACGACGTCAACAGCGCGGACAAAAAAGAGGCCATCGCCGGCGCCGGCGACAACCTCAAGGAACTACGCCACAGCTACACCGACCAGGCCAGCGCCCTGCAGGCCGCCCGCGCCGAGTGGAAGCGCCTACAGCGCGGCACCGCCACGCTTAGCTACACCCTGGCCAAGGGCCGCCCCGAGCTAACGCCCGACCAGACCTACAGCCTCACCGGCATCAAGGCCGAGATTGCCGCCATCGTCTGGCTCGGCGGCAACATCCGCCATAGCTTCACCCCCGACGCCTTCACCACCTCCCTGGAGCTGGAATCGCAATTGCCGGACGGCGACGACATCGCCGGCCTGGCCGACCAGGGCGCCGGCTATACCGGCATCGTCGCCTGGTACCGCGACGCCACGACCGGCAAGCAACACAAGATCACCGAGGGCGACCAGAGCAACCCGCGCCGCCTCACCCACCTCTACGAGAGCAAGCCCAGCGCGCAGCGGGCGGTCAAGCGGGAGTGGATGCGCACTCAGCACGCTGAGTCGCTGTAACAGCTACATCACCAGACTAGCGTCGAAATCGAAGCTATCTGACAACCAGTTGTAAGATTTGCCAGCAACATAGCCCTCGACTATACCAATTAAATAGCCTGTCATTCTAAAACCAGTAGCCAGCATAACAATAAAGCGAGTTATTTCAGGGAAGACCTAAATGATCACGTTAGCAATGGCCCGCTGGACAATCTCCCTCATTCATAGCAGTCCAATACCTGGTTTTTTTCTCGAACAAGGTAATCGCCATAATTTCTACATGGATATGGTTGCCATGTACAATCGTGACCTAATTGCAGACGTTGGGTATGAAGGTGCCGCACATACGGAATATAGCAATAACGACGAGACGTATATTTCCTGGGTAACTCAAGCTTTTATAACTGTTCCATGCCTTCGACTCGAATTAGAAGACCCCAACGGCGAATTCATGCTTTATATCAGGGAGGTAGATCGCAACCACACTCGTACATTAGCACTATCCAATCCGCAAGTATTACTCTCATTACTTGACATTCTGAATGTACCTTCCGTTGCCTCAAAAATTGTTGACTACTTGAATGTGAAGGACGCTGCCTCACTTGGCTCTACCACCAAGCAGGTAAGAGCTTCGATTGGGTATGACCCCTTCAAGGGCCACAATCGCCATGAAATGCTCGGCTCAACCAGCCACTTGTTCAACAACAGTCGCAAGGATTTAATTGAAGCATTGGCACTGCATGCGTTCAACAATATCTACGACGTTATACAGCCGCATATAAAAAAAGGAGGTCTATCCAGAAGGCTGGACCTACAAGTAAAAAATATATCAACAAGAACCACATTCGGGAAGTATGCAAGACCACTTATAGCAACCAACTGTTTAGCGCTAACCACAACAGCCAGTGGCGAAACAGAGGGCGCCGTGAATTTCATTTTCAATGACCGGCAAGCCCTCCTCGACAACAGCGAGCTCCATCTTAGAGCGGGGGATTACGACCGAACATCTAACATGCACGCTGAATTACGTCTAATGGAGCGCCAACACGACAGAGGCATTTTTCGACCTATATACGTGGATAAGCTTTGCTGCCCATTTTGCGCTGTACAATTCATTGCTATGGGGCTCATTAGCTTTACCCCTGGGGCCGTGAACAACACGCTGGCCTGGTATACATTTACGCCTTACATCATTTATTTTAAATCACGCCGTGCACGCATGTGGGGCCAAGATATAGAAAGTAAGTTTTCGCAACTTACACCAAGCGAAAAGTCATACTTTTTATATAAGCTCGCATTGGCGTGCTCCCTAACAAAGCATAATGTGCCCATCCCTATGTATCGAATCAATTTCTAGACGCGCCCGAGCCACAACGTTCTAACTCGCATCACGGCGGCAACAGCGCTGCCGTCTGGCTCGGCGGCAACATCCGCCACAGCTTCACCCCCGACGCCTTCACCACGTCCCTGGATCTGGAATCGCAATTGCCGGCCGGCGACGATATCGCCGGCCTGGCCGACTAGGGCGCCGGCTATACCGGCATCGTCGCCTGGGGCCGCGACGCCAACACCGGTAAGCAACACAAGCTCACCGAGGGTGATCAGACCAACCCGCGCCGCCTCACCCACCTCTACGAGAGCAAGGCCAGCGCGCAGCGGGCGGTTAGACGAGAGTTTACTTCGCAGCCTTGAAAGGGCATGGCTTTATGCCATGCTCCATGGTGTATCCCCCAAATCCCAGGGAAGGTTCATCATGAAACTCGCTCTCCAGAGTCTGACGATCGTCGCCTGTGTTGCACTGCAAGCGTGTTCAATCCTCTCTCCATACACCCCCGTAGCGGAGGTTTACTGCTCCGAGACAACGGGCGACAGCAAGCCTGACCCTAAATCAGGTAAAGAGATGGCTTGCCACTTCAGCCGTGAGTACGAGTCAAAAGCGGTCACCGCTTCGTATTACTCAAGCACGTCAACCATTGCCTTAGCTGGAGTTCTAGGGTTAGGAGCTTACAAAGCGGCTGTTGCAAGTAGCGGCCACCAATATCTTGCACTCGCAGCAGGTGGAGGTGCTCTGTATGGCACTGGTTTGGCTTTATACAAACCCACTAGAGAGCAAATCTGGATGGGGGGCTCGGCTGCAATGTCTTGTCTTATGGATTTCTACAGCGTATTTGACACTACAGAAGTGTCCAAGCTGTACGGAGAAAGTAAAGAGCTGCTAGTGGACTACAAAGACACCTACAATGCAGCAATAAAAATTGCAGGCAAGTATGATGAACAAATGAAGGCAAATATTCGCATAGTCGCCAACTCTGTGAATAGGCTTCAAAGCAATTTGCAGCCGACCACCGCCGAGTCTTATGCTGCGGTATCGACTGCAATTGAAGACAGCATTCCAACCCCAAAACAAGACCTTAATGCCCCCCCTCCCACACCAATCACAGACCCAAAAGCTCTTGCTGTTATCAATTGGACAGCCTCAGTTAATGAACGACACCAAGAGATTCAAGGCAACTCTCTGAAACCTCAGTGCAGCATATTCAGTTCTGACTTTGTGATTGCAGGCTTTCCGAGCAACGGCAAGCTCACCATAAAGGTTGGAGAAACAAAGAACTACCAGATACTTGATGGCTCTGGCTTCTTTACTATCAAGTCATCACCAGAGTCCACGGCAATTGAATCAAAGTTTGAGTCAAACAACGGTATTCGCTCAATTGTGCTCAAAGGGAAGACGAAAACCACAGCACCTGTATTCCTTACCTTCATTGACTCAGATACAGGAGTTTCGAGAACCCTAGAGGTGACAGTGACCGATTAGGTTCTGTCCCTTGAGAAAGCCCCGCATCGGCGGGGCTTCTTCTTTCAGTTTGGAGAGTCTTGCGTCGCCATGGCCTCAATGGCTCGGCGCATAAACGCCTGTTCGCCCTGGTCGAGCTGGCGGTAGAACCGCAGCAACAGCCTTTCCTCTGGCGTTACCCACTCCTGCAAGGGCTGCACACCCTGATCCACGGGTTGACCGGCCGCAGCCTCTCGAACATCACTACTCATCTGCATACTCCGTCATTGGCAGTTGTCCGCAGACCTTACCGCCACGCTGAAATATGCAAGCCCACTAGCGGAGCGCGAAAACCAGCAGCACCACAAAGTTCAGCACCAGCAGGCCGACCACCAGCCTAAGCGTGGTCGTCACCTGCCGGAGCTTCACCTCAAGCACCTTAGAGGTGGCGGATACAGACTCAACGGCCTGCTCAGGCTGTCCGAGCCAACGCTTACGCCCGAGCATCACCAGGATGAACGACACGCCGTGCGCGTTGCCCAGCAGGCTCTGCGCCACAGCAAAAAACCGGGCCTCAAAGCTGATCGGTTTGAAGTCACTGAACCCTAGCGACGTGAACATGGAGGCCGAGAAGAAATAGTGATCCCATAGCCCGCTGAGGCGTGGGCTATCCGGGCCACCATGAAATAGGTTCTGATTAGCTATAGAGACAAAAGAGAAACATACAATCATCCAGATAGCTGCGATCAAGTAGAGGATGAAAACAATACTTGCTTCCCACTCTTTAGGCCGAATGGTGGAGAAGACATAGAGACCTAGCAGGAAATACATCACAAAGTTCGACACTATCCCGAACCAGAAACCCGCCTGCCCAATGCCGTAAAGCATCAAACCAACAAGAAGAATAAGCAGCAACAGGCTTTCTTTTTTGTAATCCCCAATCAAGCCAACAACGTAATTCATACATGACTTCCATCTATTGAGTTACAGCGGGTCGCCCACCAACACCGCCTTGCCAGTATCACCCTCGCATTCCCCCTCACCAGGGCGCCATTCCAGCGTGGCGCCCTCGCCCACCAGGTCCACGTTCAGGATGCGGTCCAGGCACTCGCCCATGCCGTCCTTGTCGATGGCCACCACGCGCTGGTCATCCCAGGTGGTCACCTCGTAGTCGAACGCCTGCGCGGCCAGGTCCTCGCCCGTGTCGTGGTACAGCAACGAGGCGTAGGCCTCCAGGCAGGTCTGCCGCTCACGGTTGCAGATGATCTCCACGCCGGTGGTGGTGCCGTGATCATAGCCTTCAACGGTGCGCCAGCCGCCCCAGATGATCAGGTTGTCACCCTGGGCAACACGCAGCGGCGGGATGGTGGCGGTGGTGCGCTCAAGCGGCGCAGGGCTGGCAAGCCAGATGGCCGCATAAGCGGCCACCAGGGCAGAAGCGAGGGCAACGGAGAGGTAGCGAAGAATGGGCATGGTCGAACTCCTTTTCGTGGGTGGTGCCATCCTGGCATTTGCAGCATAGACCAAAAATAAACTATTACTAAAACTACAATGGTAATCCAGGAATATCCTGCTTTAATTTTCTCAATGTAATCACGTTGTCACGCATCGCGCATCGCATAAAAGAGGCGAATCGTGCATTAGGGGACAGCAGCAACTTTATTTCTTCAATATCATCGCGCCTAGACTCAGCCGTCTTCGCCGGATCATCATAATTATTTACAAGGTTGAATAGCCTAGCCATGCGCTGAACAATCTCCCTACGCAAAGCGTTGCCCGACAGAGCCTTATTCACAGTCTCGGCATTAAAGATTTCATTCAGGAGACGAGCGGTTGCGACAGCAGAATCATCCGAAGCATCAAGCGCTCTAATCTCAAATTCTTCGCGAAAAGTTTGCCTAGTATAATAATGAAGCCTTTGCTCAACCAATGGATCAATTGTGCAATCAAGAATATTTTCTGCCTCACTCTTTATGTTGTTACACCTTGAGCAAGATAGAAAAAGGTTAGTCCACAGAAGACGAACACCATCGTTTTTAGCGTGAGGAACCAAGTGGTCAATATGAATTTCTTGCGGAGCAGCTTCGCAAAGATAGCATCTACCATGGAAGTCAAAATTTAGTCGCTGCAGCACAGCCTCGATGCCGTACTCACCATTTTCTTTTAATCTTTCTTGTGCCAACTCTGGCGGCTCAGGCTGAGAACGTTCAACATACATCATTTCTGAGAACGCCCCTCATTGATTTTCATTTGAAAGCGCTCCAACATCAAGTCCAGCTCAGGGGCACGAGTCCCTACACCTTCACCAAGCTTGCCAGCATCTGAGCGAACTTTTTCGATCAGTGAGTCGGCTGCGTCATAGTTATTTTCGTTAACAAGACGCTCAATCTCACCGATCGTTTTCTTTAGGACAAAAGAATACTTATCAACATCCAAAAAGTCCTCCAATACAGCTTCATAAGAAAAGCCGGAAAAATCTTTAAACACTTCCCCCCGATCCAGATCAAGGATAACAGACTCAGCAATAGAGCTTAAAACAAATGGTGAATGGGTCGTAACAACAAACTGAATATTTGGGAAAAGTCCAGTGAGAAAAGGCATTATTAGCTTCTGGAGGCTAACATGAAGGTGCGTTTCAATCTCATCAATAAGGACTATCCCTGACTGATCAAAACTTGCAATTCCGTCTTCATGCTGCATTCGCATAATCAATTCAGAAATAATACTAAAAGCTGAAGATAGTCCATCGGACAACTGATTTAGCGAGAACCGTTCTTTATTGGCTTGATGCACCCAAAAATTATACATTTGCCTATCAAAGACAAGCTGTAGGCTTTCATCTTCAAATAATTGCGCAAGATTGCTTCTAAAGCTCTCAAACCATCCGTCGATCTCTTCAACTCGTTGCAAATCGTTATCAGTATTTGCATAAGCCTTCTCAGTCCAGAGATTGACTAAATACTGAACAATTTGCTGACCTGCCTTCGAGTTGATCTCCTTCATTCCTACAGGAGCGAATCTCATTGGCCCATTAGGCACCGAAGGGTTAGTTAAACGCTTACTATCAAAAGCAACCACAATAAACGATTCGGCAAGTCCGGCACCAAGATTTAGAAACACCTCACGCTTACCGTCTGGCATCTCGGCCTCTAATTTGGCCCTAACAAGCTTTAGCTCTTTCCCTCCAAGCTCAGATGCAGACGAAAGTTTCTGTTCAAAAGCATTCCGAATCGCAGCCAAGGTATTAGCGTTATAACTTCTTACAATCCTGAGCTCACGCTTAACCGCATTAAGCAATGTCGTTTTTCCGACACCATTCCTACCTGTAATTATCAGGTGCCGCAAAGATTTCCCGACATGGAGCTTTACGGGACTTATATTTCTCACATCTATGATGCTTAAATCTTGAATATGAGACATTTCCCCTCCATTAGATGGTTTCACCGCAAAACAGCAGCTGTTGCAGCTGCAAAAGCCTTAAACAAACACTTCACCTGTATTCACAAGGCTATTGAGTTCAGACACGGTGAGAATGAAAGCACCCGCCAACCTAGCAGCTTCAACCTTTGACGGCCCAGCATTAGCACCGATACATAGAAACGCCAGAGACTTACCCGCGGTCTTCATCACTCGAAAACCGCTCTGCTCAGCGAATACTTCAAGCTCTGCACGTTCTGCAGCCTTGAAACCAGTGAAGAGAATTTGCGCGCGCAGATCGGGAGCTGCCTTTGGTGCAGGCTCAGGCGCGGGGGGAGCTTTGTCGAAAAGGAGCTGGTCGGCACCTTCGAGGTATTCGACCACTCTGTCTTTGCGGAATGTGCGCGGAAGTGTGTCACCCTCGCCCCGGCCTTGGATGTAGCGAGTGTTTTCGCTCCAGTGAGTCAGAGTCCGAACAGTCTCCCGTCCATCAGCGTCTCGGTAGCTGAATTTGATTGGCTGCATCCCTGCTCCTTATCTGTTTAGCTCTCTTCTACTTGGCCTCAGCCCGCCCGGCCATCGCGGCCAGCGCGCTCACCATCTTGTGCGTGTGTTGCCGGTCGCCCTCGGGCAACAGGCGGTAATGCTCGACGAGGTCTATCTCGTCGCCGTTGAAGCTGTTGGCGGCCTCAGGAGTACGCTGTCCAGTGACGACATACAGCACATCAACGCCAAGCAGTGCAGCGTGTGCGAGCACCAGCGCGCCAACGTCCCCTGCCCCGCCTTCGTAGCCAGCGAGCGTGCGCTTTGCAACGCCAACCTCGGCCGCGAAAACATCCTGATTTAGTCCCAGTCGCTTCCGCTCTTCTTGCAGCCGGTTACCTATCGCCTCTCTAGAAAGATGCAATATTTTTCATCTCCGCTATTTACAAGTGCAGAAAAGTGCATCATTCTTTGCGTGTCATCACATGAAATTGCACGAATCTGCACTATGCCGAACGCCTACCCCACTGAGCAAGCACGCAACGCCGCCCGTGCCCGCATCTCTGCTATCGGTCTTTCCATTCGTGAATGGGCCGAGAAAAACGAGATCGCCGAATCCACCGTCTACGCCGTGCTCAACGGGCAGAAAAAGTGCCTGCGCGGCAAAGCCCACCGCGCCGCCGTTCTGCTCGGCATCAAGGAAGGCACGGTCGCACAGTAGTGCGCCCGGCCAATGGGGGAAACGAGAAGATGAAGCGCCCGATTCTTGATAGCCGCCGCCGCGCCGTGCTGGCCGTGGTTGCCGCCTTCCCAGGGGGCCGCGAATGCGCCGCCACCTGCCTGGGGCTGGACCTCAAGCAGTTCGACAACAAGCTGTACGAGAACCCCGGCCACCGCCCGTTGACGGACGAGCAAGTGCGCCAGCTGGAGAAGGTCGCCGGCACCAGCTATCTGCCCGACTACATCACCGGCCTCTACAACGGCGTATTTGTCGCCATGCCCGAGCCAGCCGACACGGACAACATCGACCTGCTGGCCCGCGCCATGGGTACGGCGGTCAAGCGCGGTAAGGTCGATGCGATGATCCTCAAGGCCCTGGAAGACGGGCAGATCGACGAAGCCGAGCTGGCCAGCATCATCACCGCCCACCGCCAGCACATCGCCGCGCGCCACGCCGAGGTGGGTGCCATTCTCGCCCTGCACAGGAAGCCCCAGCCATGACCACCAACAGCGGCGGTTACAAATGCCTCTGCCCGGCCTGCGGCAGCCGTATGCGCATCCGCAACAGCGAGACGCAAACGCCCACCTTCAAGACCATGTACGCGCAGTGCTGCAACCTGGCGTGCGGCGCCACCTACACCGGCTCGCTCACCTGGGACTACGCGCTCAGCCCCAGCGGGCTGGATAAGCCGCGTATCAGCCTGCCCATCGCCCCATCGGTGCAACGCATGCAGGCGCTGCGTGATAGCCAACCGAAGAGCGACCAGCTCGACCTGCTCGATGCCATGGGGGCCACCGCATGAACACCGCTCAGCACCTGCCGCATGACTACCGCAGCCAGATGCAGCGCCTGGCGTTGGCCTATGTGATCGACCACCAGGCCGAACACCTGGGCGACCCGGAGCAGTTGGCAGAGCGCACCACCTGCCACCTGGTACACCAGCACGGCGTACCGCTGTTCATGGCTCCGCGCCTGGTGGCCCTGGCCATCAGTGAGCTGCCCGGCACTGCCCCGCCGGCAGCCCTTCACCACCTGTAAACGCACCACCAAGCCCCTGCCCGCCTCGCGTGGGTAAGGGGAAGTTGCACCCAAAAGGAGGCCCAGCATGGCCGATGTGACCATCGAAATGACGCTCAGCACGCACCAGGCGCGGGCCTTCCTTCGTTACCAGCTCACCCAATACGAGGTTCTCATGGCCGAGGTCTGGCACTCCGACAAATACCGCAGCGTGCCCGAGGGCATGCGTGGCCCGCGCGTGCTGCAGGATTACCCGCACATTGCCGGCTTGCATCGCACCATCAGCGCGCTGCGCAAGCAGCTGCAGGAGGCGCAGGCGTGAAAGCCATGGATAAAGCTGTGCGCCTGGAGGTGCTGAGCCGTCTGGAGCGCAATTACGGCCTGCAGCAGATGAAGGGCACGCCCTACATGCGCAAGGGCACTTGCCCGGCCTGCGGCAAGAAGGAGCTGTATTCGCGCAGCGACGAGCCCTGGTTCATCAAGTGCGGCCGCGAGAGCAAGTGCGGCGAGCAGTGGCACGTCAAAGAGCTGTTCGAAGATCTGTTCGACGACTGGAGCAAGCGCTCGCCAGCCACCGACGCCGAGCCCAACCGTACAGCGGACGACTACCTGAACTTTGCCCGTGGCTTCGACCTGAGCCTGATCAAGGGCACCTACACCCAGGAAAACTACTGGGACCGCGACCTGGGCATCGGCTCGGCCACGGTACGTTTCGCCCTGGAGCACGGCGGCTACTGGGAGCGATTGATCGACCGGCCGCACCGCTTCGGCAAGAAGAAGGCGCGCTTCGCCACGGGTAAGTCACCCAGGGGTTACTGGTGGTGCCCGCCGGGTGTGGATCTGCTGGCGGTGAAGGAGCTGTGGATCGTCGAGGGCATCTTCGATGCCATCGCCCTGCTGCACCACGGCATTGTGGCGGTATCGGCCATGAGTTCGGGAGCCTTCCCAGCGGAATCGCTCAAGGAGCTGGCCCGCCAGCGTGGCGGCAAGCTGCCGCGCCTGGTGTGGGCACTGGACAACGAGCCAGGCGCGCACCGCTATACCCGCAAGCACGTCACCATGGCCGCAGCCCTGGGCTACGAGAGCAGCGCCGCGCAGATACCCCAGTATGACCGCAAGGTGGATTGGAACGACCTGCACCAGCGCTGGCAGTTCATCGACAACGCCGAGCAACGCATCAAGCAGCGTGAACGCGACCTCAAGGCTGCTCGCTACCACGGCGCTCTGCTGCTGGCCGAGAGCGCGGCCGAGAAAGGCACGCTGATGTACGAGTGGCGCGAGCGCCACGAATTTCACTTCGCCTTCGAGAACCGCCTGTACTGGTTCAAGATGGACCTGGAGAAGCTCACCAAGGCTATCCAGCACCTGAAAGAGTCCGACAGCATTGAGGACCGCCAGCTCACCGAGAACCAGCTCCGTGACAAGGCTATGCGCCAGTGCGGCGCCGTGTCGGAAATCGCCAACTGCTACCCGCGCGCGCTGTACTTCCAGCGCAACGAGCTGACGGACGAAAGCTGGTACTACTTCCGCGTTGACTTCCCGCACGATGAACCCACCGTGCGCAACACTTTCACCGGCGCTCAGGTGGCGGCAGCCAGCGAGTTCAAGAAGCGCTTGTTGGGCATGGCCGCCGGCGCGGTGTTCACCGGCAGCGGCGCGCAGCTGGACAAGATCATGCGCGAGCAGCTGTTCGGCCTGAAAACCGTGCAGACGCTGGATTACGTCGGCTACAGTAAGGAGCACGGCTGCTGGGTGTTCGGCGACCTGGCCGTGCGCGGCGGCGTGGTGGAGAAGGTCAACGCCGAGGACTACTTCGAGTTCAAGAAGCTGCGCTTGAAGACGCTGCAGAAGTCCATCCGCATGGAGATCAACGCCGAGGGCCACGACTACCGCACGGACTGGCTCGACTGGCTGTGGCTGTGCTTCGGCGCCCAGGGGCTGATTGCCCTGGTGTACTGGTTTGGCTCGCTGTTCGCCGAGCAGATCCGCGCCGAGTTCCAGAGCTTCCCCTTCCTGGAGGTGACCGGCGAGGCCGGCGCGGGCAAGTCCACCTTGCTCATGTTCCTGTGGAAGCTGCTCGGCCGCCAGGACGAGGAAGGCGACGACCCGCTCAAGATGACCAAGGCCGGCCTGCGTCGCTGGCTGAGCCAGACAGCCGGCATGCCGGTGGTGGTGCTGGAGGCCGACCGCAGCGGCGAGGAAGGCGGGCTGGTGAAGGCCTTCGACTTCGACCAGTTCAAGCCGCTGTACAACGGCCGCGGCCTGGGCCTGACGGGCGTGAAGAACGGCGGCAACGACACCAACGCGCCACCCTTTCGCGCAGCCCTGGTGTTCAGCCAGAACGCCACCGTGGCGGCGTCCGAGGCCATCCTTACACGCATCATCAAGCTGCACTTCGTGCGGCCGAATGTCACCAGCGCCAGCCGCGCAGCGGCGGACAACCTCAACCACCTGCAGGCCACGGACGTAAGCCACTTCCTGCTGCTGGCTACCAAAGCTGAACAGCAGGTGCTGGAGGTGTTCCGCAAGAAGGTGAAGGAGCACGAAATCACCCTGCGCGCGATTCGTGAGATTCGCATCGAGCGCATCATCAAAAACCACGCGCAGTTGCTCGCCCTGCTCGATGCCCTGCGCCTGATTCTGCCCATCACCGACGAGCAGCACCGCGCCACCCAGCAAGAGCTTATCGCCATGGCCGTGGAGCGCCAGGGCGCCGTGAACTCGGACCCCGAGGAAGTGCGCACCTTTTGGGATGTGTACGACTACCTGGAATCCCTGGGCGACGGCGCGGTGGTCAACCACAGCAAGAAGCCAGACCTGATCGCCATCAATCTCAACGAGTTCGCCGAACGCGCTGCCGAGCACAAGCAGAAGCTGGCGGACGTAGCGACCCTGCGCAGCCTGCTCAAGAACAGCCGCTCGCGCCCCTGCATCGACATCAATCGTGCCGTGGATAGCGCCGTGCGCACGGCCTACAACGCCCGCAACCCTCTGACGCCACGCTGCCCCACGGTGAAGTGCTGGATGTTCAAGGCGTAACCCCACCCGGCGCGGCAACGCCGGCTCAACCCCCGAAGGAGAACCGCCATGCATGACAACGAAAGCGCCATCGACAAAGCCCTCACGCTGCTCGGCAGCGCCGTGGCCCTAGTCGCCCTGTTCACCCTCTGCAGCGTTGTGCCGGAGGCACTGCTGGCCATCACTCACTGACCCACCCCAGCCCTGCCGAGCGGCAACTCGGCAGGGCCGCCCGAAGGAGAACCACCATGCACCTACAACCCCACCACCGCTGGCCGCTGCTGGCCATGGTCGCCGCGCTGGCTGGCGTAACCGCCACCTCTGTGGCCATGGCCATCGCCGCGCTGATCGACGCGCCAGTGCTCGCCGCACTATTCGCGGGCGCCGCCGTGGTGCTGGACCTGTTCAAGTACGTGGCGTGGCCGCTGGCCCTGATGCTGCTGGCAGCGCGCCGCCCCCTGGCCGCGCTTTTGATGATGGCCAGCGCCCTGGCCCTGGGCGCCGTTTCCGGCTGGGCGACCTACGACCGGCTTATGACCTCGATCATCACCAGCCAGGCCGAGCAACATGCACAGCACGAACAGCGCCAGGCCGACCTGGTGGAGCTGCGCCAGGCCGACGCCGCCCGCATCGAGCAGCTCGATGCCGAAACGGCCGCCGTCCATCACCAGGCCAACGCCCTGCGCGAACGCGGCATGGTCACCCGCGCCCTGGAACTGGAAAGCGCCGCCCTCGCCCGCATTGACACCTTGCGCGCCGGCGCCCAGCAACGCCGCGACACCGCATCGCAGGAACTCACCGCCCTGCGCAGCAAGCCGGCCAAGGCCGCAGGCCTGCCGCTGGAGCTGGCCACCCTGCTCTGCCTCGGCTTCGCCCTGGCGCTGGAGATAGTCCCGGCCCTGATCCTCAGCGCGCTGCGCCCCGTACCCGTTACCGAAACCGCCAGCGCTAACGCGCCGGCACGCCAGAAACGCACCGAGGAACGCCCCCAGGAACACCCGAAAACCGAGCCGGAAACGGCAGCAGGAGCGGACCTACCGGCCGAACTGCTGCAACTGATCGCCCGCACCGAGAGCGGCGCCAAGCTGGCAGTCCGGCAGGTCGCGAAGGAATTGAGGATGGGCAGCGAGAGAACCACCCGACTGATGCAGCAGGCCACAGAAGCGGGCCTGCTGAGCAAGACAGCCGCCGGATACGTGGCGGCATAAAGAAAGGCCCCGGTGAGCGGCAACTCACCAGGGCCGGACCAACCCCGAAAAGAGAACCACCATGCAAGCAGAACCCAAAGAAGTCAGCGCCGATAAGGCTACCACACCGGGGCGGCGCACACGCCCAACCCTGGCCAGCAACCGCCTGGACCTGCCCAGCATCTGCGACATCTGCAACAAGCCCCGTTCAACCGGCAAGCACGCAAAATGCAGCCGCACCCGGCAGCAGGCCAAGCACGCCGAATGGGCAAGCTACATGGCCAATGTCGCCGCAAAGAAAGCGCTGGGAGGCCGTCGATATGCCCGCTGATACCGGATTGGATTCGGCAGGGATGTATGCGCCAACATCAAAAAAGGGCTCAGCTTTTGTTGGCCTCAATAAGGTCCAGCAATTGCCGCGAAGAGTCCCACACCATTTGACCTTTAAGCTCCAGAGTCATAGCTGCGCCAGCATGGGTCGGCTCCCTAAGCAAGATGTGCACAAAATGCAGAACACTACGCATGGTATTGCGAATATAGAGAAACCTCTCTGCAATTTCAGGGGAGCCAAACTCCATGACATCCAAGTCATTCAGCATCTCCACGGCGCTTACAATGACGATGTGAACCTGAGTCCAGTCCTTCCCTACCAACAAAGGGACACTAGCTTTGAGGTTAGCCATATCAGCCTGCACGGCCGCTACAACGCGAGAAACAACTTGTTGCTGCACCATCTCACGCTGCTTTCGCTCAATTTCAACACGACGATCGGCAGAGCGGGCAATGTGCAAAGATATGAATATCGCAGCAACCGAGCCGATAGCCTGCACCCAAGCGGCAGCCTGACTCTTCTCATTGAAGAAACTCAGCACGACAAACGTTGCCCATCCCAAGACACCGATAGCCAGAAATCCCCACACGACCCAAATACTGGCCACCTTCATGCTCTCTGGCATTTCAAATCGCTTCACTTGCAATGGCTCCTTGCCACCCTATTTCCTGTGAGCTTGCCGAGCCACACGCAGGACGTCCAGCTCATAGCAGCTGTGGTTAACGTTGAGCACCCGGCCCGGCCGTCATCCTTGCCCGATGCGCGGCCGGCGGGTGTGCGGCGAGTATAACCGTCCAGTCCGGCAAGAATCGGGCGCTTCAACTTCTCGGACCGGCAACAGGCCGAGCTTCTTTCAGGCCCATACACTGGGCCTTTCGTTGTTTCGCGTGGGGACACAATGGCGAATGGTGTAGAGGTACGCGGCAATCGCGTGCGTGTGTATTTCCGTTATCTGGGCGAACTGTGCCGCGAGCCGTTCGATGGAGCCGCTACGCCCGCGAACATTGCTCAGGCAGAGCGCTTGGTCGGCGTAATTGAGTACGAAATCAAGGCCGGCACCTTCAACTACGCCCGCCACTTCCCGAACTCGCCGAGGGTGAAAACCAACACCCTTGGCCACTACATCGATCTTTGGCTCGATATCAAACGCAACGAAATGGCACCGTCCGGGTTCCGCACTTACAAAAGCAAGGTAGAGACGCACATCCGACCACGGTGGGGCGATGAACAGGCCGACGCCATCGACCACCTGCACCTGCAGGAGTGGGTACATAAAACGCTGATGCCATCCCTGCATAACCGGACGGTGCGCGAGGTCGTCAGCCTGGTTAAGCAGATCTTCACCCTGTACCGGGCGCGTAATCGCTCAGCGCACGACCCGACCGAAGGCATCACCATCCGGCAGCCCGACCCGGACGAGGTCGACCCATTCGACCGTGAGGAAATCGACGCCATCCTCAGCACGCCCACGGACAAGATTCAGGAGCTGCACCTTGCGCAGTTCATGATATGGACGGGGCCGAGGGTGTCGGAGGCCATCGCGCTGGCCTGGGAGGACGTCGACCTCAAGGCCGGGACGGTGAGATTCCGCCGCGGCCAAGTGCGCGGCGTTTACAAGGTGACGAAAAACAGGCGGTCTAACCGCGAGGTGCGCTTACTCAAACCCGCGCTTCAGGCGCTGATGGCCCAGGCCATCCACACCCAGAAGTCGAAACCAGTGGAAGTCGAGATCCTGGATCGAGATAACAAGACCAGGAAGCGGCAGAAGTTGCGCTTCGTGTTCCATTGCAGCAGCACTTGCGCTGCGCACAGCAGTTCGGACGCGTTGCTCAAGGGATTCTGGCGCCCGCACCTGGCAGCGGCCGACGTGCGGTACCGGGGGCCGAACAACTGCCGCCACACCTACGCCAGCCAGTTGCTAACCACCGGCGCCGTCACGCTGCAGTGGCTCAAGGATCAGATGGGCCACACCACCATTGCCATGCTCGAACGCCATTATGGCAAGTACATCAGCAAGGACGGCCCGGACATGATCCCGCTCCTGGAACACGCGCTAAAGCTCTGA